CCCGCCCCGAATCAGTCTGAAACCGCCCATCTCCCCGCCGAAACCGAAACTGAAGAATCGGGACTCGTAATTAATCCGTCACCGCAACGGTCCGGGAATCCGTATGGGCTCACGGATCGGCAGTGGCGGTTTGTCCTGGAGTATCTCCAGGATTACAATGCGACCCATGCCGCGATCCGGGCCGGGTATTCGGCGAAAAACGCCGACAAAATCGGGTCCCAGTTGCTAGGCAAGCCTAGGATCCGCGAGGCGATCAACGCCGAGCTCGCCAAAATTTCTGCCCGGCTTGGTGTGACGCCCCAGCGCATTATTGACGAGTTGGCCCGGATTGCGTTCGTGGATCCGACGAAGCTGGCCGATTTCGCCAGCGGTCGGGTGCTTCCGGATGCGTCGCCCGATGACCGGGCCGTCATTCAAAGCATTCGGGTTAAGCGAGTGCCGGGCAAGCTCGGTGACGGGATCGAGCGGGAGATCCGGTTCGCGGACAAGATCCGGGCTTTGGAGTTGCTGGGCAAGATTACGGGAATCCTGAATGATAAACAGCAACTTTCAGGGACCGTCACGGTGCAGATTATCGAGGACATCCCGAAATCGGGGCCGGAGGGTATGAAATGACTGTCCCTGAAGCTCATGATGTTGTTCCGGGACAATTGGTTCGCATATTCCTGAATCGGTGGCGCGTGGTTTGCGGTCAGTGCGGATTGCTCGTCCTGTACCGTGTTCGGGGACAAGACCGTTCTCGTGTTGAAAAATTTCTGTTGAATGATGGTTGGAAGAAGGACATGGTTCAGGGATGGATCTGCCCGAGTTGCCGGGACTGGGGTCGGAGGCGATCTCGGTGATAAAGGTTTTGCCTGTCCTTGAACAAAGAAATTCAGTGATTCGAATTCCGCTTTCGTCCTTGATTGCTCCCGCCTTTTATGACCTCTACTATGAGGTCAAGCATGACCTGTACGATGAATTCTGGCTCAAAGGCGGCCGCGGAAGTACGAAATCGACGTTCGTCAGTATTATGATTGTTCTGGGATTGCTCCAGGACCCGAACGCTAATGCCGTGGTCCTCCGCCGCTATCAGAACGAATTGCGGGATACGGTCTATGGGCAGTTTATCTGGACTATCCACAAGATGGGTCTTCAGGACGAGTTCAATTTCCGGCTCTCGCCGCTTCAGATCGAGTACCGGAAAACCGGACAGGTCATCATTTTCAGGGGAGCAGACAATCCCCGAAAAATGAAATCGATCAATCTTGGCCGCGGGTACGTAAAATATGCGTGGTTCGAGGAAGCCGATCAGTACGCAAGCATGGACGAGATCCGGATGATCCTCCAATCCCTGTTCCGGGGTGAAAACCGTCGCCGGATCGTATTTTTCAGTTACAACCCTCCGAAATCCGGTCGGTTCTGGATCAATCAGGAGGTCCGGATTCGGCACCCGCGCCGCAGGGTTCACCATTCGACCTACCTGCAAGTGCCTCGGGAATGGCTCGGGGATCGCTTCTTGGCCGACGCCGAGACTTTGAAAGAAACCAATGAGATGGCATACCGTCATGAGTACCTTGGTGAAGAGATCGGGACCGGGCTCGAAGTGTTTACGAACGTTGTCATTGAGGAAATCCCGGATGAATTCATTGCCCGGTGTGACAATATTCGTCAGGGACTGGACTTCGGGTACGCGGCGTCGCCATTGGCTTTCGAGCGGCTTCATTACGATTCGACCCGGCGCAAGCTGTATTTCCTGGACGAGATTCAGGGACTACGGATTTTCAATCGGGAATTGTTCGACCGGGTCCAGAAGAAAGGCTATCATCGGACGCTTACTATCGCGGACTCCGAGGAACCGAAATCGATCGAGGAGCTCCGGAGTTTCGGGATGTTGATTAAGGGAGCCAAAAAGGGTCCGGATTCGGTTGATTACGGGATTCGGTTTTTGCAGGATCTTGATGCTATTGTTATTGACCCGAACAGGACCCCGCTTGCGGCCCGTGAATTTATCAATTACGCTTTGGAGGTAGACCGGGCCGGAAATGTCAAGCAACGGTTCCCGGATAAGGACAATCATAGCATTGACGCCGCGCGCTACGCGCTCGAAGACGACATGGTTCGGAAGAAAGCAGGAATTTGGGGGCGGTGATTATGGCGGTCACAGAAGTTCAGGAACAGGTGCAGGCCGAGGTTCTCCGTGTCTTGTCGTCGATCAGTGATCGGATGGCTCTTGCCGCCAAAACAGGGGTAGCGTTTGGTGGCGCTCGGGATTATTACAGCATTCTCGGGTATCAGCGCAAAATCGAGTTCGAGGATTACTACGGCAAATACGATCGTCAGGACATCGCCGGGCGCATCGTGGAATCCCCAGCTTTGACCACGTGGCGCAAACCGCCGCTCGTGTACGAGACCGAGGATACGGAAAACTTGACCCCATTCGAGGAAGCCTGGAACAAGCTTTTGAAGCGGCATCGGATCTGGCATTATTTTCAGCGCGTGGACATTTTGGCCGGGATCGGTCGGTATGGCGTTCTGCTGATCGGGTTCAGGGACGGCGATCTCGCTTCTCCGGTCAAGCCAGGACAATTTAAGGGTGTGGACGATCTCTTGTACCTCGCCGTCTATCATGAGGGGTCGGCGAAAATCGAGCGTTTTGTAACTGACCCGACGAACCCCCGGTTCGGTCTTCCTGAATACTACAAGATCGACTTGTCCGGGTCACTGAAAAGGCAAGCCAATTCAGGGGCCGGAGATTTGGCGGCAGGGTCTCAACTTGTTCACTGGACCCGAGTTATTCACGTTGCCGAAGGCCTTGAAGAAGATGAAGTTTTTGGTCGGCCTCGGCTCCGGCGGGTGTACAATCTCCTGGACGATCTGCAGAAAGTGGTCGGCGCATCTGCGGAGATGTTTTGGCAGGGTGCCTATCGCGGGCCTGTTGTCTCGACCAAGGACGACTTCACCATAGACAAGACCAATGCTGACCAGATCGCCCAGGAAATTGAGGAATACGTCCACGGTCTCCGGCGCATTATGAGACTTCACGGATTGGAGGCCCAGTTCCCGCCCGGAAATGTCCCGGACCCGTCCCGGATTTTTGATGTGATCATGACGCTGATCGCATCCGTGACCGGAATCCCGAAACGGATCTTAATGGGCTCGGAGCGCGGCGAACTTGCCAGTACGCAGGACGAGGACAACTGGCTCGGGCGCATCGCCGAACGACAGGTTCAGTTTGCCGAGCCCGTAATCCTGCGGCAGTTTATCGACCGCCTAATCTGGGCCGGGGTATTGCCGCAGGTTCAGGATGAGGAACGGGGCTATCAGGTCGAGTGGCCGTCATTGTTCGTGCTGTCCGAAAAAGAGCAGGCCGAGATCAATCGGATCAAGGCAGAAACGGCCCGGGTGCTGGCCCCGGATGGTCGGGTTGAATTGCTTATTCCGCGCCAGGAGGCCCGGAAGGTGTTCTTGGATCTGGACGCGGTCCCGGTGGGTGGTCTCCCTGAAAACAAGGTGCTTCAGCTTAATGAATGGGAGCTTGAGTCTCGGCTCGGCATCATTTCCCGGCGCGAGATGCTCCGCCAGCGCGGTTTCTCGGAGGACGAGATTGACCGGATCTTGCTGGAGGTTGAGGAAGACCGGGATATTCAGGGATTCGGAATTCGTCGTCTCGAAAATCTCCTGAACCCACCGTCCGGTGAGTTTGGTCAGGAGACCGGGGATGAGTCCCAGGAAGAGTCCGAGAATCCCGAAACCGAGAAGACCGAAGAGGAGTCCGTCGAGCAATGATTAGCGTCCACCGTTCCCGGCTCTCGAAGCGTGATCTGTCCCGTATTCAGAGACTGCAGGCGGAGATGGCCCGGCGTGCCGCCATTGAGACCGAGCTTCGCCTTGCTGACCTTATGCGGGAGTACGACGCGTTCTTAGCCGAGCTCGAACCGATCCGGCAGGAGATGTTGAACCTCGCCGAGGCCGGGAACATAGATGATGCCGCCCGGAAAGCCGACGAGCTTGGCAGGAAGGTCATCGCATGGTTGCTCCAGCGCGGTGAGCGGGAATCAGCGTTGATTCAGGAAATTATTCAGGAGGCCGCGATTCTGGGAGCCCAGGCGGCAGACCTTCCTGCCAGTTATGTTCGGAATCCTACCGGGTCCTTGAATGAAGCTATTGAAGAGCTTGACCCTCGCCCGGCGGCTTCTGTGATTACGAACCAGGACGCCCCGGACGACCCGCGCTGGTTTTACAATGTCGTAGGCCAGCAGGTCAAAGACGCAATTTGGAAGCGGGTGTACGAGGACGGGCTGAACCTGTCTCAACGGTTACATACCCGTCTCGCCCAACATGCCCAGGAGCTTAATCAGATCATCGTCCGGGGCGTCCAGTCTGGTCGGGCCGCGGTCCAGCTTGCTCGGGAGATTCAGGCCCTGGACATTACGGACCCGCGCTTGCCAAAGTACCTAAAACGACTGGTCGATTTGGTCCGGGGCACACCCGCCGAGAAGTTGGTCAAGGAAATTGAAAAAGCCATCCCTGAAATGATGAAGCGCAAGCCAGGTCCGCTCGGGATCCGTGGTCCGTCTAAGAAGCTGATCCAGGCCGTTGCTTCAGGGAGTCTCGAACGGGTGGATAAAGCTGTTCAGTATTTTCTGGAACGGAAAGCGCGCTACCATGCCATCGTGATCGCCCGGACCGAGACCCAGAACGCATATCGGGCAGGACACGTCGCCAAGGCTCTGGAGACTCCATACGTTATCGGGATCCGGTGGCACTTGTCCGGGTCTCATGTTGAACGGAAACGTCCCTGCGGGTGCGAGGAGTTGGCGAACGCCGATCTGTATGGTCTGGGCAAGGGTGTGTACCCGCCAGACAAACTTCCTGAACGCCCGCATCCGAATTGCATGTGCTACTTTACGGATGTCATAGACATGGACCGTCTTTTGGCACTGGCTCCCATCGATAGTCTGCCACGTTGATTTCGAGTCCGAAAAGAAAGTTCGATTTCATGCGGGATTGACGTTCCTTCGCCCCGAAAAATCCTGTAAAACTAGAATTAGGAATTTGTAGGCTACGGAGAGATTGGGATGCCGCTTCCGAAGCCTAAGGGCGACGAAACGAAGGATCAGTTCATTGAACGGTGCATGGGCGACGAGACCATGCGGTCCGAGTTTCCGGACGAGGACCAGCGCTACGCTATTTGCCACGCCCAATGGGAGCGCCCGAAGGACAACGCCGCCGATCACGAGATTGAAAGCCATCGTTTCGTGACTTTGAAGTCTTCCGTGGGCGGCGTTCGCCGAGAGACGGTCGGCGGCCGG